GATTTGAATGTCATCAAAGTGATTCATGGTTGGTTCTCAACTCAACAAATGTAATATAGATCAGATTGGGGTGCTTGTGGAGTTTAGTGTGCCAGTTGTACGACTGTCCACTCAACGACTCATAATAGATTTCATTCTTGCACGTTTTGCTGCAACTTCTGCACTTGCTTCATGTTCCATTTCTCCATGTGCTTGGCGAATTTGCATCCCCTTCCAACGTGCAGATTGTCTTGCAACTTGTTTGTTATATTCATTAGGTTCCATTACTGGATGTTGTTCTGCTTGCAATTCTTTTTTGATTTCTTTTTTTAATTGCTCACGCTCGTTTTCTTTTTGTCTTGCTGCGTGTTGCGCAGACTGAAAATCTGCAACATTTTGTCTTTGTGTTGCAATTTGATCAGATCTTTGCTGTCTTGCCGCAACTCTTCTTTGTTCAATATCCTCTTTAATTTTTTTTGCTTCTTTTTCTCTACTCTTAAGTAATTTTTCTACTTTCTTTCCACCACTACGATCTACAACTAATTTTTGAATCTCTTTCTTTTTTGGTTTACCTAGTGGACCTTCATATGGTTGAAGAGTATATGATCTATGAGTTACATCACCAGTTTGTGGATCCCTATGTGTTTGAAATGTTCCAGGAACTGCATGTGGAGGGATATTGGGTTTCTTTCCTTCACAGATTTGATAGAACTCTCTGAATGTCAGCATTTTACTTATACTTTTTGATTATTTATTTGCAATAATACATTTAACAGGTTTTGGTTCTGCTTGAATTATGTGAGTTCTTACTGCGTTGAAGACAATAAAGCAGTTGGTAATAAAAATAGACAAAAACATAAAGAGACGTATAAGTGCTATCTTATCTGCCTCTTTATCATCTTTACCACTTTTTTCACCAAGCGATTTAGCAATCAGACGAAACACAGTTTTCCTCTTCTTCATAGATTGATTTACGCGACTTAATATATTTTAACTGGTTCCAATCTTCTTTGTAACAAACAACAAGTAATCTTTCATTTGCATGGATGGAGCAGGCAAGATAGTTTACTTCATCTTTAGGACGTACAACATACTCAATAGTAATATATTCATCATCTACAAAATAAACCCAACCTTCAACACCTTTCACCCAAGTTACATAGTCGTTGGTTTTTGGTTTATATGTCATGTTTCTAACAATCATATTCTCGTTCAATACTCAACAAAGAAACCAAAGTTTTGAGTTGTGCAATTTCTTGCTCTTGCTCTGTGATTTTTTCTTGAAGGCGACTGACTTGTACTTGATGTTGCTGTTTCAAATCAAACATCATTTTGTTAGTGTGCATAACGTGATTGGTCATAATCAGGTGGTAAAGGATTCGACAACAGTAGATTCTACATCTTCGGCAAGAGTATAAGTTCTTGCATTAACTACTTTTTCACGAAGATTTACATAAAACTCTTCATTGAATCCCTCATCATAATCTTTAATCAAATCAAAACATTCGTCGTCATCTTCTGCAATCACGTTCCAAACTCCTCCATATTCTGAACGTGGAAAAGTTACGAAGTGATCTACGATGTAAAGAAACTTTTGTGCCATTTGTTTGTGTAAATTACCTCTTAAGTTTAAGATTAGTTGTCGTCGTTGTCAATGTCGTTGGCAACTATAAGAGAAACTCCTATAGTGAAAAGAATACCAACTCCCATACCAAGAATAAAAGTCATTTTAGTAAAACTCGGCGAGGTAGTAGTCAACTGGTACTTCAAGTTTCGCTGCTTCACGTTCAACTTCTTTCCAGAACTCTTCTGCTACTTTGTTCATTTCTGCTTGTTTGATGAGGTCGCGAAGTTGTTTTGAGATCATTTTAGTTAAAGTGAGATTCGTCTTTGGAGTGAATTACCTTAAAATAATAGGTGAGCAAAAGTGATACTAATGCTACCAACATAAGATAAGTAAAGATGCCAACTGCAAGAGTCATTTAATCTCTGCAGGGGCAGGTTTCTGTGGATTATCTATAGCACTTTGGCGATAATGTGCTTTATAGAGAGCAGTATCACGCTGGATTAGAAAGATATTCCAACCAAGAATGACTGCAAAACCAATCAATCCAGCGACAATGTGTTTTTTGGTCATTTCTTGATGACAGGTGCTTGTTGAATATCAAAAGTAGGTACAGGTGCGCCACCATTACTGGGAACCATATAAACAGTTCGACTGGTGTTTTCTTCGCCTTGAGTAATCCATAGGTACTGAAGATAAGCAGGATTACCTTTTAGACTATCTCCGATAATGGAGTTCGCTTTTGCTACACCTTGAGCACGAATCACTTCAGCATCAGCAAGTTGTTGTGCAGAATCTTTCTTTGCTTGTGCTTCTAATACAGCAGTTTGACGTGTGTATTCCGCCTCCATAAGTTGTGCTTTCCCATTTAGAGATTTGGTATAAACTCCATATTGTGGAAGACCAAAAGCAAGACCAGCAATAATAACTACACCAGCGAGACCAACAACAGCAACGCCAGGGTCAATAAATCCATTTTGTTTGTTCATTTGTCACCTTCAATAGTAGATTTGAGTAGTTCATTCATAGTGCGACGAGCACGATAGTTTTGAATGATGTCCATTACACAATATCCAAAGGCAAATCCTGCCATAATTGTAGTAATCATTTAGAAGAACCTCTAGAACTGTAAGTAATCATGTTAGCAAGAACAATAATAGCAAAGTTCTGCCAGAATGTTAGTGAAACGCCAAACCAAGGTAGAATAATGCTAAGTAACCATGTTTGGAGAAGTAATCCTGCCGTGGCAAGAACAACAACTCCAAATACAACACCAAGAGCAGTAGAAGTTTTCATAATCAATTACCGAATCGTTGTGCCCAAAGAGAGTAAGAATGGTTTTTCATATGTTCAAGCATTTCATAACGCTGACGAATCTCAGAGTTTTCTTGAAGATCATAAATGCAAGGAATTGCAAGATCCATTCCATCAAGAGCATGAATCAGAATACCATTCAGAAGATCATGCTCTTCAAATGTAAATTCCATAGTAACAGGTTGTTGATCACAATAGTTGGTTTCGTTCAGTTCAGTGGTTTCCATTTTGAAAGCGATTGGGGATGAGTGTCTCTCATCTGAAGTTATTATATGCCATCTTCACTCGCCAGTGGGTGTGGGGTGGACAGTTTGAGGATTGGTCCATTTCTCCTCTTTCCAAAGAACTTTCAAAGACTTATCAAAAACCATGAGAAATCTGTGCTTTTGACTTCTCTTACGATATTCTCCTTTCAATCCTTTTCCACCACCTCTAGACTTTTTGGTATAAGTTCCATCATCATTTAGAATCCAAAAATCTGCTACATTTGCAGATGTCATTCCATAGTATTTGAAATTAGATGCTGCATAGATCACACCTTTATGAAACTTTCCATCAGCATATGATAGGATTGCTCTAACTTTTATATCTTTACGAAATTGTTTAATTGCTTTTGATACAAACCAAGAAGTAATGTTATATTCTTCTGCTTGCACATCAGGATGAATACAAAGACGCGATAGTTCAAATAATCCATCTTGATCTTCTCTTGCCAGTCCAAATGCAGATACTGCAATTTCTGGAACTGGAATTCCTGTGAATACTATGGCACCTACTGCGCCGCCGATATTTAATACGTCAGTAAAAGATTTTTTATATAACGCATAGTTGTATCCACTTCTAAAATCTTTCGATATATCTTTTAGATAATGGTGAGTGTATAATAAGTCTTTTATTGCAGACTTAGGAACTCTTTCAATGTAATAATCACTTTTCATTTGTTTTCGCCAAATAATCAATGTTAGGAACTCTACTTATTTTCCATCCTTTATGGTGACTTTGCAATCCTCTAGATGTTGCGTTGACTTTAGAAATAGTTAATTCATTTTCTTTAGAAAATTTTACTATATCATATGTTTCCGTGATTTGACCAGTGGGAGATGTAAAAGTATAGATGTAAGGGCAGTACAATTTTTTATTTTTTTCCATATTAAAAACACAAGATTTTTTTATTTTTTTCTTATGTTCTTCTGATAAGGTTTTGCCTTTATGTGCGAGACTCATTTTATTTTTACTTTCTGGAGAAACAAATTTTCCAATGTTTTTTTCTCTGATTTTAATTTTAACTTCTTCAGGTCTAGATTTCCCAAAATTTGGATTGTTTTCTCTACTCAATGCTTTACTGAGTTTTTTCCTTGTTTTTTCAGAATGAGTTTTCCCATAAAAAGGATTATCTTTTCCTATATATTTTCCTTTTTTAGAATTGCTTATTTTTTTTCTGGTTTCTTTAGATAAGGTAAATCCTTGTCCACCATCAGTTCTATTGTGGAGAATACCAGTTCCTAAATCTTTTCTACCAAATACGACAATCATATACTTTTCGTGCTTAAATGCTTCTTCCTCTGTCAAGTTCTGTTTGAGGAATATTATTCTTGATTTGTCTTTAGGTGGTTTTACGTCATTTTTCTTTCTTTTATAAATTCTATCCCCATTTCCTTTACCTATGTAGTAAGGAGTTCTATTTTTACGCAAATATGCGTAAGTATAAAACCTATTAAGATTTGACATAACTGCTCTCATATTGACCGCATTTATATTTATTATACGAAGGAGATTTCTCTCCTTCGACCCTACAGATTGCGGTCAAATAAGGCAAATGTATTTATCACAAAATCACTCTTCATTTATTTGCAAAAGAAATTAAGTCTGAATTGAATATTTTTCTCTTAGAGTTCATCTTAAGAGATTGGTATTTATTATAGCACATTTCAAGCAAAAGTTGTCTTACTTTAGGGTGCGATAGAGCAGATATGTAACTTTCATAATTTACAGAATCTGGAACTTGAAAACAATCACAACCATTACGATTATTTGCAATTTTTTCATATTTATCAAAAGATAGTTTCTTTTTTATATTTTTGTTAGTGGCACTCGTATAAACACAAATTATATTTTTATTCCAAGAAACCTTTTTGTCTAATTGCTCTTTAATTGTAAAATCTTTTCCTGTTAAAGAAACAAAGTCAAAAGTATTTTTGTCATTTACATTTTTAAGATAAGAATAAAATTCTTCATTATAGGTTTTAAGTATAACTTCAGAGTTTGCATCTACCTCAATAGATTTTCCACATGAATATACAACTTGAGTCAATTTATGCTTTTTTTGTTTTGTTGCGTGCAAAATGCAGTGATCACCCTTCACATAAACAGTATCAATCTGAAACCATTTAAAAACTGTTTCTTTTTTTGATTCAACAGCATCTTGAAACTGAAGAAGAATATGTAGGGGAAATCTTCCTTTTAATTTACCCCCATCTTTCAAAAACATTCCCATACAATGAATAAACCATCTGAAAGCACATGTTGTGGTTTTCTTTTGAAAAGAAACATTATCATCCACATCTATCAATACAGTATCATAAAGATCGCCAAACTCATTTTTGGTAATTATTTTTACAAACTCTTCTTTAGCAAACCCCTCATAATTTGGAGCATCAAAACCACAAATACGAGATGCAACCCAAAGATGTGGTGATTGGGCAACTAATGTTTTTCCCTCAGGTTGCATTAGTTGACAAAAATCTTTTAGAGAAACAATATCCTGGATTATGGCAAGATTTTGTTCTTTATTAAGAACTTGATACTGTGCAAGTTGTTCTTGGGAAAGTTTCATATGATTGGTGTGATAAAGTAAAAATAGCACACCCCCATCTGGATAGGGATGTGCCATGTGACAGTTTTTATGCTGCCAGAGAAAGGAGATTATCTTCTAAACTTTTTTGAAGATAATCTTCAAGAAAAGTGCTATGAATCCATTCAATTTCAACATCTTTCTTCATATGTTCGAGATTATTGTTCGTGCCATCAATTACTTCCTCAGATTCTCCACGACCTGATGTTTCTGTGTAGATATATTCCAAAGGAACTCCATGTTCAAGCAAGGAATTTATAATCAGTTTAATCATTGCAAATGATTCCTCAGTATCATCTGCATGTTGAACTACAGTCACAACTCCATATTTTTTCCAAGGACCAGAAGATCGAGTGCAACGTCCAATAGTTTGGGTGATAAAAATATCATTTGCATTGGATCGCATAAAACAAACTCCTGTAAATTGTTTAATATCAATTCCTTCAGAAATCATTTCATAGTGAAGAACAAGAAGTTTAGTATTTGTATCTTCACCAAGAGTTTTGAGAAGATCCATAAACTTTTCTTTCCTCATGTATTTTCCATCAAAATAACCTCCATTTTTGGAATCTACAGAAAGAACATGATAACCTTTTTCACTCGCCCATTGTTGAAAATTGGTTTTAGATATTAGATCTTTAATATTTTTTGTACCCCTCATGCAATATAAAATTTTATGTGCTTGAGCATCTTGAAAATGCGTTTCATAATACTCTACATTTTCTTTAATGGTTTGAAAATCAACTTGCTCAGAATAACAATCTTTAATACAAGAAGTTGATTGTTGATGGTGAAGATATGGGGGAACAATATATCCTTTATCTACAAGATACTTGTAAGAAACTTGTGTAATTATTTTCCCATAAACAGATTCGTTGTGCATACCTGGACCATTTTTTGTTCCAGATCTACTGTACCTAGGAGTGGCCGTGAAGAAAAAACAATTTTTTGCTTTTTTGCTAATTTCCTTCACATCAGAAAAGAAATTACTTTTAGTTGAATTATGCGCTTCGTCAAAATAAGCAACATTGATGGGAATATCAGAGTCAATAACGCTCCTCAAACTATCATAGGTGGAAAACAAAATCAAAGGTAAATTTTGCTTCTTTGATTTTTCATAAGTTTCAACAATATCATCAGGTTTAGTTGTTGGATATTCTGATTGAATTTTTACTTTCTTACCAATACGATTGAACCTTTGTGATTGGGAACTTATTTCGCGATGATGAAATTCATAATCATGCAAATAATTATCGAATTCTATCATCAATTGTTGACTCAACAAAAGACGAGGCGATACTACAAGAATTACATTTTGTGGGGAAAGAAATCTTTTAGTATCTTCCATGATGCAAATTGTTTTTCCAGAACCTGTTGGAGAAACGATGATTCCACGATTTTGTTTTTTCAGATCAGAAATAATTTCATCTTGATGTTCGCGAAGACCACCAATTCTTTTAATTTCTTCAATTATTTGCATTAAGATTCTCCTTCACAGTGTTACGAAAAATAGTCCAAAAAGCAACATTATTGTTGACTCTCCTTGAAATTAGTTTGCGATTAAGGCAAAGTGCCTGATCAGCATAAGCATGTGAACGATGAATACCTGCAGCGGAAGTAAAACAAATTAGATTTTTTCCGTTAGGTCTCCAACCCTCATTAAGACTTGCGGTGGCATGATTTCCAACATTATGTTCGTTGGTGAGATACTTATCAGGATCAGCAACAAATTTACATTGGACAGTAGCAAGACTACCATCAAGAGTAGATTTACCGAATCCATCAATACCATTATCAAGACCTAGATTTGGTTCATAATCCCAAAGATATGTGAAAGTGTGATCTCCATTATGAAACTTGAAGAAAAACTCAGCAAAAAATTCCCAACCATCACCCATATATTGAAGTGGATTATAACAATCAGGATCTTGCTTTGATGCCTGTTTAATCAGACGACTGATGAAAACAGAAAGTTTGTTGGTTTTAAGAAGAAAATCAAGATCTTCACAATTGTGAAGAAAATGATGCTTCAGTTTATACATTTGATTGTGTCCTGTGTGGAGCAAAGTAATTATAGCACACTCAGACTCGTCAGACAAACACTGTGCCACTTTGTGGAGTGGCACGATGCTGCTTAATGAATTTTTGTGCCTGCAAAACAGTTTTTACGTCTTCAAGTTGTTGACCTTGAAAAAGGATAACATACCTCTTTCCCCATGGTACAGCAGCATATCCATCGGAAGTTTCAAATCCAGTTTTTGAATTAGTTGTCATTTTACATAATCAGCAACAAAATTACCTTTTACAAATACCTCATCAACAACGTTTTCTACGCGACGTGCTGTGGAAATACCTACCTTATTATCATACACTGGAATTACGACTTTGCCAAATGGTTTGGCATAATTCTCAAAGTCGCCAGGAATCAGATCTCCAGTCTTCATACGTTCAGT